TTCTCGTTTACCTCGTTGACTTGCGCGTCCAAAAACGCTGCGGGATCGAATTGACTCATGATGAGTTTCCTTAGAGTTACAAAAAGGCAGCACTGACCGGGGCTGCCGAGCCGGTTGAGGGGTTAGAAGGGGATGTCGTCATCCATGTCGTCAAAGCCGGTCTTGCCGCCGACATGCGCGTAGGCTGGGGCAACGGGACGCGCAGCTGGGGGTCGCGCAATGTTTTGTCCTTGCGCATCCTTCCAGAACACATTGACCCAGCCCTGCCAGCCGGAATTACCCAGCGGGATAGTGTCGAGTTTGAGGCTGAGGGAATTGTCAGAGCGCAGGATTGCCGTGCCCATCTTCAGGTAACGGTTTTTCTCGCCGTTCTCGCCCTTGATGTAGGCGCAAGCATCGCCGGTTAGTTGTTGTGAAGTCGCCATTACAAACCTCCCCGTTTCTTCCACACATCGAAAATCTGACCGAAGTCAGGGTTGATTTTGCTGCGAATGCCAAGGGAGCGCGTCTTAGTATCCACGCCGTAGGCGGCAGTGTCCCAGTAGAACTTGTCCGCTTCACGGGTGCAGTAGATTACGTCGCTGAACAGCGTGGGGATCTCCGATGCAAGGGCCTTACCGATAGCCTTAATCATGATCTTCGTAGACTGCGTAACAGCGTCGGTCTCCCGATCAACGTGCGCAGTCATCACAAAGGGACACTCCATGCCCTGAGTGCATAGGCGCAAGAAGTTCATCAGATTGTTCTGCGCCACGCCATAGTCGCCGGGCGAGGCCATCGGGCGGCTGCCGATTTGCATCTTCATCGCAGCGTTAGCGGTCTCCGTTAGGGAGTCCATGGCGAAGATACGAGTAGCTGGGAAAGCGTCAATAGCTCCCAAACTCTTGCCTGTACGGTCATCCTTGAACTCGGAGCAAGTGCCGAGGATCTTCCAGAACGCATTGTTCTCGCCGCCACGGTTAGGGTCTATGGACTTCGCAAGGGCCTCGTAGCTGAGCTTCCCCACGTTGTCAGCGGTTGACATTAGCGCCTTGAGTGAGATCGGCTTGGTGATCTGCTGGTGCCAGTAGACGCAAGCAGGCGGCTCCTGGTTCTTGTCGCGAAAGTAGCCAAGGAATGACTCAAGGCCACTCTCGGTGAAGAGAATGGCGAGCTCGAACTTGTTGCGCGCTGCCCACTCAGCGAGGGTGCCTAGGGCGTAGGTCTTGCCGGTTCCGCCTAGTCCCATCAGGACTACCTTCGGCCCAGTAAGCCCGCGCTTGTCGGGGGTTGCTTCAGTCATTTATATTTCTCCATTAATGCGAATAGCTCGCGGGTTAATAAGTCGTGATCGGCACCTTCGAGGTCGTCGAGGAGCCTCCCGTCACCGCATGGCACACAAGGGCGGCTTGCAACGAGCCATGCTGTTCGAGGTATGGGAGTATAGTGAAACACGAAATCATAGATTGCGCGCGCCCAGAGCTGCCCGCAGACGGGGCAAAACCAGGCAAGGTTAGGGTAGTAGGCGCTACAGCCATTGCCAGCCCCGCAGCAATAGACAACCTGGCGACCCACCAGGGCCTCGGCTTCGAAGTAAAGGATCGTAGCGTTGCCATGGCAGTCATTCGTCGCCGCTGTCATCGAAGTCTTCCTCTTCCTCCATGAAAGCCTCCCAGAGCGCGTTGCTGATGCGGGTGTCATCGAGGAGTTTGCCTAGAGCCTCCAGCATCACCGGGTCTTCCACTGAAGCATTAGCCAAATCCGAAGCCCAAACAACACTAACGCCAGTTACTTCCGTCTCCGACTCACCCGGGTGGCAGTCCTCTGGAGGGCCGTATACCCTGGCTGGAGCGTAGACGCAGTTACCCGTAGCTGCCCATGCCACGGTATAGGTCTGGCCTTCGTAGGTGACTTCTTGCTCCCCTGTGGCGATGGTAGTCATACCGGCATCTCCCAAGGGGTTTCGGTCCGGGCGACTGGGTCCCACCGACGCTGCTCGAATTGCTGGCGAAGCAGTGGCTCTGGTCGCTGCATCTGGCACACGCTACGGAAGGGGCAGCCGCCGTACTCGGCGCAGGCATGGTCAAGATTGAAGTCCCAGTACCCGGCCTCCCAGCACTGGATCATTCGCTTGGCGTCTCGGATGAGTTGCTCGTACCAGCGTTCTTGCTGCCACTGGGGACGATACGTGATGGCTTGGAGGGTATCGTACTTGGATTTAAGAATAGATACACCTCGAACGAGGAATCCATCAAGCTTAATGCCAGCGCGTGCCGCTCCCCAGACGTAGCCGGTAAATTGACTACGCAAATCCCACTGACGAGGCCAGCTTGCGCCCAGCTGGGAGGCAGTTTTGTCATCTTCTCCAAGGCTCATCCCTTCATAGTCCACCATCATGTCCATCCGACCACTGTAAAGGATCGGATCGCCGCTGACTGGGTGGGTAAGGTCCAGCGGCTCGAGGAACGAGAACTCAATACCACGCTTGCCGCCGGGCAAGGTCATCGGAATAGCCTTGTCGATGCCTAGCGGGTACATGGAGAAGTAATACTCCAGTGCCCCCGCCATGCGCTGGGCGGATTTAGCGCTGTCAGCTGGGCACTCGAAGTCGCCGTAATGGGTCAGCAAGGCGCTAAGGCCCCTGGCTACGCTGTCATCAGGCGTGGCGCCTTCGATGTAAAACGCTACCCTGGCGGCCTCGAGGCCCGAGGCAAAGGCGGCGCCCGCGTGAAGATGCACTGAGGGCTCGCGAGCCTTCCAGTGCTGGATGAATTCAAGATAGGCCTTTTGTGGGCAAGACTTGAACGCAGCCATTGTCGTGCTGTCGAGGACAGCGGGGAAGGGCGGGCGGCTCATCGCAGTGCTCCTTTAGCAATATACTGCTTGACGGCTGGGCTAAGACGTAGCTGGTCGGGCCCGAAGATGAAAACGTCTCGCCGCTCAAAGTAAGTGTCGGGTGCGTCGTAATTTACGATTAGTGCCTCAGCGTTATACTCGAGCGGTTGAAACACGTAAGGGTTCGCGTTGACTATGTAGACGTTACCGAGGCTGAACAAGTCGCCGTTTCGGCATTCTCCGCCGTTGGTCTCCCGGAGAATTACTCCGGTTACGAGACACTTCGCGCCGTTCACAGCGAATACTCCAGCATCAGCAGGTCGGCGATCTTCTGCTTTAGCTGCTCAGTGTGAGCAAAAGCGGTAGCTTCGGCCTTAAGCAATGCTGCCTCGAGCCGCGTAATTTCGCTAGCTACAGGATTGAAGTCGTCTGGAATCTCGATGGCTACCGTAGTCTCCAGGATAAACGTCTTAGACTGGTAAGCAGAACAGTCATAGGACTCTATTGTGTACTCCGGCTGTTTATCGTAATTCAGTCCACAGTGAACGTAAGCACTAATCAAAACGGTCTTAGTCATTTCTCTAACTCCTTGTACTAACTCGCCACGGAGAGGGCCGTGACAACCCATTGATTCTAGGAAAGGTCCGCCAGCATATCCTCAGCGGAGGGGATTACCGCGATGGCCTTGGTGCGCTTGGCGGCTGCGCTAGCTCCGAGTGCAGTAAGGCGCCCGGCGCGGAGAAGCTTGATTGCCTCTCTCATTTCGTCGAGGGTTAGCGCGTTCTCAGCCGCCCGGAGGCGCCAGGAAGTTATTTTAGCCTGTAACTCGAGGGGGACTGGTGAACTCATGATTGCTCCAGACGTTTGGTAAGGGCTGCGATAGCCTCGGGACTACCACTGACGACGTAGCTGCCTGTAGGCGCGCCGACGTAAGGGGCTAAGTCAAGGTGCAGCTGGGTGAAATACTCGCGGATCAGGTTTACGAGAAACACCGAGTAGCCGCCGTGCGGGACTCTTGCCTCAAGGGGCGAGAACAGGTGCAAGGTTAGCTGGGTGTAAACCGGTAAGGGCAAAGCTACGTTAAGCTGCTGCGAGGGGATCAGGTTTGGGCGGCGGCTCATGCTAGACTCCTTTGGGATAAGGCACGGGGCAAGCCGCCGGCGCTAAAGCGCCGTCGTCTCGCAACAGCCGGGGACAGTTTAACAGGAACAACGTGGAGGCGGGATGTCGGGGCAGCCGCGAGGCAGATGGGAGTCGCTTAGACATCGCGGTCGCTCCAATCATAGTCCTCGTAGGCCACCATGTCGCCGTCAGAGCCGCGAATCTGGATGTCGTAGCCGGCGGCAAGGAGGCTCGCGACGCAGATGCTAAGCACGTCGGCTTCGCCTTCGCCGTCTACGCTCAGGGATGCCGGGTCTTCCCAGAAGGAGGAGACCAGGGCGAGTTCAATTGTCATACGGGCTTTCTGTGCGGGTGTTGGTGAAGGTCGCGGGGGAGCCGGCGAAGGAGCCCTCGCTCGGGGGAGCGTAGGCACGCGTTTCCAGCTTAGTCGCCCGGTTCATCACAGGAAGGATGTTGGTGCCGGCGGGCAAGGTGAGCAGTAGGTCACCCTCGACAAAGACGGTAGGGGAGAGGAGCTCGACGCGGCTGGTATAGCCGTCGATGAAGTGGAGGCCCAGGGTGACGCCGGCGGCTGCACACGCGGGA